TATACATCACCACCTTCACTCATGATATTGACCCTAATCTTGGGTTCATAACCAATGAGATCAGCCTTATGTTTGAGGAGTAGAATCTCCAACTTCTTGAAGGCTTCTACGAACTCTAACGTATTTTCTTGAGTTATCTCACCATAGAAGTGAAGCTCGTTTCCGATAGTCTTGACACAATCAAGAGTATCTTCTTCCTCTTCAATGATCTTTTTCTCGTTCGTAGGCATTCTTCAATGCTTTCTTTACTCTTGATACATCTCTCTGTTTTAACTTACTTCCTACCGCCAAATGATTCATCACATCAAAATCTTGCGGGGTTAAACCATACTTAAGCATAGGCTGTAAGTCTCCATTTTCTGCATACTTCTTTATAAGGCACAAGTCCTCTATACATAAATTACGCCCATTCCTTTTTTGAATTTCTTTATACTTTTGATTTCGCATCTTAAAGTTACCATACTTTGTCCAACAACTTCCGGGTCTTATTGTATCTCTAACCAGAGGCTTACCTTGATTCACTTTTGGAATAACGAGTGCATTTAATGTAAAATATGGCATGAGATTCCAATCACCATTCGTATACATCTGTGTATCATATGTGTCGGCTTCTGAAAAAGCATTTACAGTTGGAACTATATTAACACCCCTAGAATCCAAGTAATTTTCCTGAAATATATCCCATACGTGACCATGCTCATGAATTGAACGTGGGATACCTACCGGAGCAGGATCACTGAGAACATCTTTTATATAGTCCTTAGGGCTTTTGAATACATCTTTTTCGTCATATCCATCAAGATATGTAAAAAAATCTCTAATATTTCCATTACACCGTATCGCAGCATTCTCAGCGCCTTCAGAAAAGCCTGTCAAAGTTAACAGTTTATCTGGTTTGTGTTTTGGAATAAAAATGGTTTCAAAGTTTGGAAACATGCACATATTAGTTGATGTTACTACAAACGCTCCTCTTGATACACGATCTCCATCAGATACTTTTTCAATAAGACTTTTAAAGTCTGAGTCATAGTCATCAATATATGTATGCTTGGACGATGTTTTTATAAATGTCAGAAAAAGTGATTTAGATTTCAGGTGATCTCTTTCTACTTCTACACTGTTATAGTCATTCAATACAGACTTCAATACAAATGTCTTACCTACACCACTTGCACCACAGATGAAAACATTCTTCTTCTCTTGAATATACTTTTTCAGAAGTTCAATCTGCTTCGTGTGAAGTGTGTCAACAGGCTCATCTTTTTTTTGTTCTATTATTTTAATGAAGGAGTCCATCGATGACCTTACTAATCAAGCCATAGATTTGGTGCTCGAGAATGACGCACTACAAGATCGTATCGTAAAACCTTTAAGAAGAAAAATTTTACCATATGCTGCGTGTGCGGCTTTAACTAATGTCGCTATACTTATTCTACTGGTCTACCTTGCTCTACGTCTTCGGGTTCTTCAGACACCGAGGATTTAGCATCCTCCTCCTCCTCCTCCTCCTCTTCAACTTCCTCTACCATTTCTTCTTCAAACTCCTTAGCCTTCCTATCATACTCCGCCTTGGAATTCATCATTTCTCCAAATCTGCTGAATGGACCACCCCTTGTTACCGCACCCGCGACTGTAATTCTTTTAATCTTAGGAATCGCTCTTACATCGAGAATCTCTGGTTTAGTGAAAGTGTTTGCAGGATACTCCTTTTCGAATGCATCCAAAATACCAATAGGGATCGCAGGAGATTGTTCAATGAGACGATCATACTCCGCCTTGCATGTATTTACAAAATCTAAACCATCAGCACTACGTTCGCGACGTGGTAATGCTAACATAAGCCTAATATTTCTGGATAGTAGACCGTATGCAAGTGCTGATGTTTTATGATTTTCCATTAATTCGTTTATTTTTAGAAATTGCATAATAGTTGCTATGAGTCCGGCAACTAAGTTTAGACCACCGATCATAGCGGGAACACTCCCTTGCATTGATTCTGGAAACTGATCTTGAGCAAAGTTAGCTGTACCAGTAACAGTTGAGAGAACAATAACAGGTAAGGTAAAACGCAGACTCAGCTTCTTGTATAGAAGGAATGCTCGGTGATTCATATACCTGTAACACCCAGATGCTTCACCCCATTGACGCAATATAGTTTCGTGTTGGTCGTTCCAACTTTTCTCTCTTAAATCAAGTTCTTGTTTTCTGAGTGATGATGGGGTAATACCACCGTTAAAATTTTCTTCACTCATTCTATAATAGATGAATATAATTTTCCTGATTCATCTATTTTTCTTGATTACTGTTTTAATAGTTCCATTTACCAATGATAAACGCAACCTGGAGTTCTATTCAATCTTAATTCCTTTTTTATTCTTTCATTGGAGCGTAAACGACGACACGTGTGCATTAACTCAAGCGGAGATAGCTATAACCGGTAAGAAGAAGGAAGATTCCTTTATGCATCAAATAGTCAGTCCAATTTACAAAATGGATGACACAGAGGCGAATAAACTCACAAAGACTGTATTTTTCGCGCTATGGGGTTTCGTACAGTACCGTCTCGGAAGATTTGATATGTTCATAGATGATTTCAAAGATATCATGTCTGGGAAGATTTCAAAATAATATAAAGAATTGTGTGTACATTAATTCAGAAAACCATGGTCAATTCTAACATTCGTCGCGCGCAGTTTGAAAATGCTATTAAGTGTATTGAGACAAAGAAAAGGGGTATGGAGGTAAACTATTTACAGTCTGTAGATATCCTCGAGAAGGAGGTTAATGAGATTGAGAGGCGTATTGAGGTTACCAAGTCAAAGGTTAAGAAGGATATTCTTTGGAAACAACACGAACACCTTGAGGAGGTGTCTGACAGACTTGATAAGGACTTTGAGGATGGTCTTAAGGAATGTGATAAGATCATTGAGAAGCATAAGACCAGTATCAAGGAGCTGGAAGAGAAAATCAAGATGGAGAGGTCCTCTCTGGAATTCAATATTGATTGTCTCCGAAAGTATAAGGATAATCCAGGTACTTACAATATGTCTCAAGTTCTGGAAAATGTTATCAATGCATTAGAAATTATTAAGGAGGAAAAGTCTACTTCTTCTTCGTGAGTTCATGAACACGCTTCATGAACTCCTTATTACGACTAACCTTAGGATCCGCTTTGATAATGCGGAGTAGAGCAGCTGTTGGTATCTTAGGACTGTTTCCCTTTGGTGTTGGAGTCTTCTTCAACTTTTTACGCGCGTTCTGAATCTGTTTCGCGGTTGGCATTATACTTTAGGACAATATTTAAATCGATCAAAAAAATGAACAGATATCTTAAAGTTATAGTATAGAAGCATACAAACAGCGTCGGCTATATCGTGCTTTCTTTCATATGGAATGTCAATATCAGTAAACTTTTCAGCTAAGCTAACAGTTCTCTCTTTCCTTTCGTCGTAATTTAAATGTCTCATACCAAAATGTGTATGCATGCTCACAGGTGAAATCAACTTCACTTTATCTTTGAACATGTAGTGTAAAAGTATCTCGATATTATTAAACCCAACAGGTGGTTGCCTTTCAATTAGAATCCTCTCAGCCTTGTCAAAAATCTCTTTATGTTCATCTACAAAAAGGGGTATTAAATCAACAATGTCATTTGAATATATGTATTTGTAATCTTCGAGACTTACCTTCTTTACATATTCAATGTCAATATTTGGACCATTTCCACATTCAGCAAGAACAAGACCCATATTATGATACCCTATATCTATAGCGAGTACCTTCATATTTAAAAGTATTACTTTTTCTTTAATTTCCATGCTACAGAAATTCTAAAAAATCCGGGTACTTCAGGTGCACATCCTCGATGTAAAATTTGTGAGTCAAATACAACTAATCGATTTTTTATAGGTTCAATTGATTTAATATCTCCATTTTCAAACTTGAATTCTGTATGTCCACGTATGTCATCCACGTTATATTGTGTAATATCACTTATGTATAATAATGCAGTGACGCAACCATCTAAATCGGCATCGGTATGCCACGAACCACTGTTAAGTATTGTTTGTCCGTTTGCGTAAACTCTTTCTAAATCACATTTTACACCGATGACGTCTTCAATTTTTCCTCTTAAATATTCTTTAAAATATGGTTTACTATTAAAAGATGCATGAAACCATCGTTGAATTTTATTTGGATCAGCTGACATATGTCCCCATTGCCAAATATTACCAGTGAAATATTCTTCTAACACTTTCATTTCATTTTCCGATAAAAAGTCATCAAATATTACAATGTCTTCCATTTATTTAAATTATTTTGTACGCTTTAAATATATGAAAAACAAGAATAAGACACAACTTATGACTCTCGCTCTTGTTGCGCTTGCAGCCGTCGTGATATATTTATATCACAACCCTAAAGTGATTAAGGTTCCAGTAGGTGTTCCTATGATGCCGAGGTTTATGCAACGTCAAGAGAGACCTCCCCAAAGCCCCGAGTTTAGAGAACCACCCATAAAACAGTACAAGCCCGGGCATATGCAGCAAATGGGTGTTCTAACAGGTGATGGCGATGAGACACTCCCTCTTTACGGTAAGGAAGTGAGGGGTCGTCGTGATCGTTATCACTATTACACTACCACTGGTGGTGATAATCTCTATTCTCTCCCCATAAATCATGATGGTCGTGATTGTGTAGATGACATAGGGTGTCAAGAGTTATATGGAAATGAATCAGTCAACGTGACTGGTAAAACTGGTTCATTCAATGTAAATCTTTATAGAACAGATAACTTTTTTTAATTACTCCGCATCCGCATCCGCATCCCCGTCCTCCTCCTTTTTACCCATAGTGCGATTCATTGTATCATCAATGAGTTTCATAGTAGAAGAGCTGGAGCAGCAGCAGGCGCATAGTAACATAGCAAGTACGGGTGGTGTCTTGACCGGACTCTTCATTGAAAAGAAGATGATAATTATGTAACAACAAATAGAAGAAAGGTTTGCACTGAGCTGTCCCATAGACATAACTGGACCTTCTCCATCAAAATCGACCATATTAGTTGCTGGTAACATTTACTATACGTCAACAAAAATTATTACGAAGTCTCGTAATTGTATCAACTTCCCTACTTAAAATCCCCGGATTTCTTGAGAATTGATGTTTCAATCTCAATAATTTCAATATAGTCTCTTCATCCATATCTTTGAAGAAATCTACAAGTTCCATTATGTCACGCATACCCATATCTTCCTTTTTCGCCTGAACATATGGCCATGTTTGTTCCCTGAGGATTGCAACCTCCTTTTCGAGTTGTCGTATCCTTGGAAGTAATACTTTCGTGATAACCACGTTAGATTCCATGCCTAATATATACTTATAATCTTTATACCGCCCAAGTTCCTATAGTATATTTACTAACTGGCTTTGTTACAATCGCACTTCTATGAACAAATTCCCAACCCGATGGAAATATTAACAATTTACCAGCTTCAGGTTGAATACTTTTACCAAGTGCAAATTCAGTATAACCACCTTCATTTTTTTCGAGTGTGTTTAAATATAAAACAAATGACACAGATCTTATTGTGTTGTCCCTTTTGTATGAAGAATCAACATGCCAATTATAAAATCCATCAATTTTATACTCTTGTACAAAATATCCTTCGTCAGTTAGTTCTTCTAAATACACGCTTATAGCATTTTTTATATCGTTATTATCAGTTGTACCATTTTTTGTTAAAATATGTTTAACGTGTTCAGTGTATTTTTTTATACCTAGACCTATCACATCACAAATAATATTATCAACATCTTTCCATTTAGGACTGCTAGAGAATGGGAATACTAATGATTTTCTCATATTTTCTCTGACAACACCATCCTTTCCAACACGAGATTTTTCTTTATATGATTCTTTTTTATAACGTTCAATTATTATATCACATATTTCTTTTGGTAAAGCATCTTTTACTTCATAAATAAAATCCATTATTTTATACAATACTTAAAACTTTAATACTATCATATATTAAATGAAGTGTCTGTCTTATTCTGGAAATGATTGTTACAAATACAGACTGGCTAAGACACGTCAGAATGTCCTGAAGGATATTTATAAACGTTGTGATGACATTACATTGAATAGTCCATACCCCAAACCTAAGAAGCGGGAAAATGCCAGACTTAAAATGCGTTTTAAGGAAGCAATACGTGATGCACAAGAAATATGTACAGACGAAGGTGCCAAGTCAAAACAGTGTCATCTCGCATGGTATGAAGTTGATGAGTTGGAAGATTCTATGAATAGATATTATCCAGATCAAGAAGATTAATAATTTCTCCATATATATAAATGGACTACGAGTCCCTGAAGAAACACGCCAGGAAGTTGGGAATTAGGGTGACTAAAGATGTACAAGGAAAACGTGTTAAACTAACCAAGAAGGAGTTAGAGTCTAAGCTTAAGAAAACTAAAAAGACTAAGAGGGGTGGTGTGGAAAAACAAGCAAAGAGTGCTTTGAAGTTTATCAGAATTTGTAAGACTGTTTTGAGGGAAGCTCAACCAAACCATAACGTTCTTCCTATGCAAACAAGGCGTGTAGCTCGCGAACCCGTTCGCGCTCCTCCCCCACCTCCTCCACCTCCTCCACCCAGACCTATGGTTAACAATCAACGTGCCAAGCTCCTGGCTGAACTGAGAGCCAATCCAAAATTTCGTAATCTTAGAGTAAACTAAAAATAACAACCTAAGTCCCACCCTCACAAACTCGTTTTTCAAGTTGAAAATGATGATCTCACATGAAAAACGACAATTTCTCAAGGTAATCAGTGGAGGTCTTCACATCCTCATGAGCTGTTCCTATAAAGCTGACGATATCGGTATCGACCCCGAGGACGGTATAGAAGAGACGATATCCGAAAGAATGATTGTACTCGCCAATACTATCGCCAATGGTGAACGATATTGGTTTGACGATGGACGATTTAACAATTATGTTGATGTGGCATCGGATGAAGATCTTATTGAACTTCTGGAATATTTTGATGATATAGACATGGACATGGAACATGTGTACTACGAAGCGAGTATTGTGATTGAATCTCTGAGTGATACAAATTACGAGTTTGCATCACTCATTGAAAATGAAAAGTTGATTACATTCAAGGATCTAATTAATCACGACCAATCTCCATGCCAGTGAATGGTGTGCACTTGACCATGTTAGAGCTACCGCGGTGAGAGCGAAGAACAACCTCCTTGTCGTCCTCTGTGTTAGCCTTGACGTCATAGTCACCAACGATACGAAC